AGACTGCATTTGCACAAAGTGATCAAACTTGGCACGCTCCACGCCCTTGTCTTCGACCTGTTCAAACGATTTTTTGTTGTGGGTTTTGTATTCGCATACGTGTTTCTTTGATGGCGCTCCAGGCACCCCAGAGATTGCAATGTCATCTATGCTCCCGCTGATGTGACAACCAAAGTCCACGCGCTCCTGCGTTACACCTGGCTTGAACTGGATGCCGATTGCTTGCAGATCATCCTTGATCGTGGCTTCCTCGTTCTGGCCGCGACGAAACATCCGTAACACGCGACCTTCAAACTTGTTTGCCACGGCCCATCGGAACGACAACCATAACCAGCGGTCGCAAGGATGACCAAGCTGGCTCGCTCCAAGGTGGCTGCGTGGCTTTTCCGGTTTGTCTGCGTGGTGCTTGTCAATTAACTCTGGGATGCTATACTGAGCGTCAGGTATCTTCACGTGCTCTCTCCTTGGTATCGATTTGCCCCGGCACTCCACCGGGGCATTTTTTTGCCTGTTACTTTTTAGCCCACGGTGGCGCTGCCTTCACGCCAGCAGCAGGAACGGCTGGTGCAGCCTTCGGTGCAGGTGCAGCACCACCCGATAGGCTCTTGAACCCACGAACCTCGTTGCTGTTGCCGTACTGCTCAGAGATCCGAATATCCAACTTGATCGACAAGTTGCCGCCGATCATCTGGTCCGTATCCTTAAGCGAAGTCAGGCCAATCGCTCGCATGATCTCGCCGAGCTGCTGGCGACCAATCTCTTCGGCCTTTGGGTTTGGGTTCCTGACGTTCAAATTACCAAACACCACGCGACCCTGGTGCGTTGGGCCTTGGATGTCATATCGGATCTTGATGTACTTGCCGTTGCCCATTTTGGTAGCCATAACTTCGGCATTAGAAATTGTTGCGGTGTACCAGCCAGCGGGCAGGGGTTCAAAGTTGCGCTCCGACTGAGGCAGCGAGGCAACGTCAAAGGTTTCGTCTAAAAGCATTTCACTTCCTTGTGATGGTGAACGATGGGCGACCGGGCTTGGCAGTTATCGCTGCCGCAAACGGTTTAGTGATTGACTCGTCGGAGGCTTTCCAGACGGCCATGTTGATCTCAGGTTTCCAGCGGAACACCGTAGACAGATGCTCTTCATTGCCAGTCTCGTGGGCAATCATCAGCAACTTGTCAGCGTTGACCGTGCGGTTGACCCGACCTTCAATCTTAATTGCAAACGGACTGCCTACCTGCACGACGTTTTCAGTCCCTTCAAACGTCTCGGGAAAGCTAACCTTCCGCGCAATCTCGTCCTCAATCTCACGGCGGCATTCAACGGCAACCTTCTCGGCTTCCTTGTAGCCAATCCAACGCTCGGCCAGTTCGTCTAACGTAATGTCATCAAACACTCTCATGCTGCACCTCCAATTTTTTTGATAATTTCGCCAAGATCGGCGTCTTCCCACACTTCCAACTTGCCACTGCGGTCCTTGGCAAGCCACAACCCATCGCCGTCGGTCATCAAAGCGCGTCGGGTAAAACCCTCGGCGTCCTTCTCCACGCGCAGCGCCAGCACTTCGTCAAAGAAATAGGGCAATGATTGCCCTGTCTTGTTCCCCGGCATACTCGGCGCATACAGGACCCGGCCCATCTCATCTTGGGTCTTCTCGAGCTTGGCACTCATGTAAACGTGCTTGCCCGGAAGATCGCGGAAGCCTCGGATGATGTCGGCCATCTGCTCCTGCATGGCCCCATACGCCGCCCTTGGGTCTTTGTTGACCTTTTTTTCTTGATTGAGCACCACCTCGGCGATCTCTGAGATGCTGTCTAGCGCCACCGACTGGAACTCACCTGCTTCGGCGCTGCTGGTAAGCCATTTGTAAGCCTCCTGAAGCTCCTGCATTGAGGTAATCTCAATGAACGGTAAGTTGGTATCGGCGATGCTCAACAAACCGCCCTCGGCGCTCAGTATGATCGGCGTGGGTAATGTGGGGATCAAGCTGGTTTTGCCGGCTCCTGCCTGACCGTAAACGAGCAACTTGACCGCTTGCGCGGTGGCTTCCTTAGTACGTTTGAGTAAAACAGCCATCACAGACCCCCGCTCAAAGCCAAGAACAGGACGATGGCTGCCGATGCGCCAACGGCAATACTTGCCAGGATGATGACCCAAGGCGGGTCTTCTTTCGGTTCAAACTTCATGCTTACTCCTTAAGTAAAATAGCGGCGTTGTACAGACCACGGCGAGGATTATTCGCCACCACCTTGCGATGGCCGTTGACCTGCCCACCAAAGGTGAGCGTGTCAATCGAACGGAAGGTTTCCCCTTCCGTTATCAATAATTTGCCGTTAGGAAACAGCTTCACCCCTGCTTCGCTTGTGGCGGGCAATTTGTTGACATAGGAGACCTTGTCGGCCTCCTTCATCAAGCCGGTCCAATCTTTAGCTTCGTACAAAGTCTGAAGGGCTTCGTTGACGAATTTCATAACATCATCCTTGGTTGTTGCTGCACCGTCCGGCCATCGGTTCGTGCAGTTGTTGCTAGATTAACGGTTTCCACGTAGAGTGTCAACACAAAGTTTCAACCCAAGGAGAAAAAGTGACAACGAACGAGGCGATACAGCACTTTGGCGGGCTGAAAAAGCTCGCCGATGCGCTACAAATCTGGCCGCAGGTGATCTATCGGTGGGGTGATAGACCGCCAATGGCCAGACAATATGAGATTGAAGTGAAGACCGAGGGGAAGCTGCGTGCAGATAATGAACAAGATTGACGCGGCGCTTTTGTATGTAAGTTGGGGCTGGCGCGTCCTGCCAGTAGTGCCCAACGGTAAAGTCCCGGCTACCGCCCACGGCGTTAATGACGCAACCACAGACCCCGCCCAAATCCAGCGTTGGTGGGGGCAGAACCCGAACTTAAACGTAGGTATCGCCTGCGGCAGCGCCAGCGGTATCGTGGTGTTTGACATTGACCCACGTAACGGTGGCGATGCTAGTTGGCAGCAATGGTTATCAGATCACGGCCCGCTACCGGATGGCGTGATGGCAATGACCGCAGGCGGTGGGCAGCACTACGTTGCAAGGCACGTGGACGGCATCCGATCCTGCAAACTGGCAGATGGGATAGACCTGCTGGCCGATGGCCGGTACTTCATCGTCTATCCGTCAACGATAGAACACCGCGCCTACGAGTGGGAGGCCTCCAGCGATCCGATAGACGGTATCGCCCCAACCGAGATCCCAACCCACTGGTTGCCGCTGCTTGGGCAGCGAAAGGTAGTGCCAACCACTAACGGCGATCTCATTCAAGGTAACCGTAACGATGGCCTGACGAGCCTGGCCGGTGCGATGCGCTCGTTTGGTATGACTGAAGCCGAGATCCTGGCCGCGATTAGTGTCGCAAATGAGACACGCTGTGAGATCCCACTGCCAAGCAGCGAGATCAAGCAGATCGCAAGGTCAGTCTCGCGCTACGAACCAGACGCAGACGTTGCCGCAAGCAGTGCAATCGGCTCAGAGGCCGCAGACGCGCTTTTATCTGAGTCACCAACACGTGACTACTTCCTGACCCGCGCAACGAGCTTCTTGGGCCAGCCAAGCCCCGTGCCGTGGATTGTGAAGGGGTGGCTTCCGGCATACGCAACAACCATGATGTACGGCGAGTCGGGCGTGGGTAAGACGTTCGTTGCGTTAGACATGGCTTGTTGCATAGCCAGCGGTATTGACTGGCACGGTATCCGCACTAAACCTGGCATCGTGGTGTATCTGGCCGGTGAGGGTAACTACGGGATGCGCCAGCGCATAGCCAGTTGGTGCAAGCGGAACAACGTAAACAGTCTGGACAACTTGCTGATCAGCAACAAGGCCATTGACATGGACGGCCCAGGCGCAGCAACGCAGGTGATCGCCGCAGTCCGAGCGTTAACGTCAGAACCAGTCGCGCTAGTCAACATCGACACGCTGAACAACCATATGTCAGGGGACGAGAACAGCGCCAAAGACTCACGGGCCATGATCAATGCCTGTAACGTGGTCTCAATGGCCCTCAGCGCGACGACTATGCTGATACACCACCTAGGTCACAGTAACGAGGCTAAACAGCGTGCGCGAGGTTCTAGCGCGTGGCGCGGGGCATTGGACGCGAGCATACTGGTTCATGGCAAGAGTCACGAGATCATCGTTAGCTGCACTAAGCAGAAAGATGCGCCAGAACCAAGTGATTTGTTTGGATGCCTAAGCCCAGTTGACTTAGGTTGGCAGGACGAGGATGGGATGCCGCTGCTTGGGGCGGTGTTTGAGATGTTTGCCGAGGGTGATTTTCGTATCCCACAACCAAAGGAAGACAAGCTAGGCGAACATAAGACCAATCTTGAGCGAGCTTGGTTCGTTGGTGGTGCAGAAGTTGTGGATGAAATGCCCTACGTCAGCCGAGAGGCGTTTAAGACGTTTCTGCTTGAGCAGGGCATCAAAGCTAACTCAGTCGATCAGCACCTTAAGTCTTCAGCCAGACCGGGGATGATCATCAGGGATCTGACCGATGCTGAAATTATAGGCAAGCACGACAAGGGATGGCTGGTTAAAGATACAGTATTGGGTTCTAAACTCATTCTAAAAGTTAGTCCGTAACAACCGTAACAAGCCGTAACATGGCGTAACATTGTTACGGCGGCAAAGGCGAGTTTACCGTAACGTAACGTAACACACCCTTTAGGGTGTTACGGTGTTACGG